TCAAACCTCGTAATCCCAAGAAATATAGAGGAAATGCTAAGAACATAGTTTTTAGAAGTCATTGGGAACTAGAATACATGCGCATGCTAGATGAAAAGGATAATTGTATTTCCTGGGCCTCGGAAGAGTTCTCAATCAAGTATTATCATCCGATCAAACTCTGTTATAAACGCTACTTTCCTGATTTTTTTGTTGAAATGCGCCAGAAAGATGGTAAAATATTCAAAGCGATTGTAGAAATCAAGCCGGCTAACCAAATCGCACAGCCAAAACGAAAAAAGAACGGCAAGATGCAAAGATTCATCTATGAGAGTATGACTTTTGCAGTGAATCGGGCGAAATGGGAAGCGGCAGTAAAGTTCTGCAAGGAGCATAAATTAAAATTCTATGTGGTAACCAAGGATAATAAAGAACAATTTGTCCTATTGAATGAGGAACAACTACACTTATGACCATGAAAAGAATTGATCCTGTAACAGGAATAGAAACAGAAATAAATGAAACTACATTGTTCCAAGATTTGAAAGCTCTTCGGGGTATAGACCCAATTCAAACTTTGATTGAGATTCTAATAACTTATGATTTAACTCCTGAAGAAATGGATGAAATTATAGAGAGATTCAAGCGTTATTAATGCCTAATCCTTTTATTGACCAACTTAAAAGACTAGCTGCTTCTATTGGTATCACCAATCAAAACTCTTGGGCCGCGCGTAAATGGTTTCAATCCATGGCGCAGCGCGTTGTTACTATGGATGGTAACGCATATATGCAATCTCAACCAGATCGTCTTATGAAATCAAGAAGCTTGAATCAATCAATGATTGGGAAGATGGTTATGTATTATTATGATCCGAAAACAAAAGAAAAACTCCCTTATTATGATAAGTTTCCTTTAGGATTTGTTGTAGATATGGCGCCAAAAGGACATTATATGATAAATCTACATTATCTTTCTCCTTTTCAAAGAGCTAGATTATTTGATGCTCTTTATCAAGGCACTTTACAAAATGCTGGAACTGAAAAACAAAAATTGAAGATTTCTTATGGAATCTTGAAAGGTGCAACTAAATTCCAAGCTTATAAACCATGCTTCAAGCGTTATTTGAATAACCATGTTCGCTCCCGTTATCTTGTTGTTGATCCAGCTGATTGGGGAACAGTTATGATGCTGCCTCTAGCACGCTTTGAGCGCGGCGGTAAAGGGGGCGGCACGGTCGGTTCCCCCATCTCACAAACCAAAGTTTGGTCCGAATCTAGAAAGAAGTTTTAAGTAAATATGGCGCGAGAAGGTTTCAATATCCAGGAATTCAAATCTACTGTTGAAAATCGTGGAATACAAAAGAATAACAAATTTCTCGTTAAGTTTTTTATACCTCCATTAATGAGAGAAAGTATTTCGTCTCAAATGGGAGGTAATCAAGTGCAATTGGCTCAAAAGGCAAGCAAAGAAATGCAATTTTGGTGCGATACAGCTGTGTTGCCTGGAATCCAACTTTCATTACGACAAGTTATAAGATATGGCTATGGTCCAATTGAAAAAAAACCGTTTGCTCCACTTTTCAATGATGTCACTTTCACAGTTATGCAAGATCAAAAAAATATAAATTGGTCTTGGTTTCATTCTTGGCTAAGCACTGTTGTTCTTTGGGATGCCAGACGTGGTATTCTAGGAAGCCCTGAGCAAAAGATAAAGCCTTTTGAGATTTTCTATAAAGAAGATTATATAGTTGATCTAGATGTTACCTGTTTTAATGATATGGGCAATCCTGTCACACGCATCGTTTTACGTCAAGCCTATCCTTTCACAATGGGAGATTTACCTTTGAATTGGGCAGATAATAATACATTTATGAAAATGCCAATTTCTTTTACATTCCATGATTGGTATTGGGCTCCATTTCCAGAAAATGAAATGCTGCCTATTCCAACACCAGCCCCGAACCCTGATGTGAGTGGCGACCCTCCAACACCCCTGAAATAAAAACTAAGGAGATATTATGCTACCTAAAATTACAACCCCAACTTCCAAAATCAAAATCCCAAGCACAGGTAAGACTGTTTCTGTGCGTCCGTTCCTTGTGAAAGAGGAAAAGATTCTGTTGATGGCCAAACAATCTGGAACCTATACAGATATACTAACTTCAATCAAACAAGTTGTGACCAATTGTCTTCTTGAAAAAATAGATGTTAATAAGCTTGCGCTATTTGATGTTGAATATCTGTTTCTCAAGCTACGTTCCATTTCTGTCAATAATATCGTCAAAGTCACATACAAAGACAACGAAGATCAAAAAGAATATCCTTTTGAAATTGACTTGGATAAAATAGAAATCAAATTCCCTGATAAAGTAGAGAAAGTTATTGTTTTGAATGACGAATACTCTCTACTAATGAAATGGCCAGAAGCTTCTCTTTATTCAGCAAAGGAAGTTCAATCTGACGATCCAGCATTGAATATTGAATTCTTTCTTGCTAATACCATTGATAAGATTTGTCAAGGTGATAAGATGATTGATTTGAAAATGGCATCCAAACAAGAAATCACAGAATTTATTGAAGGTATTCCAGCAAAGGCTTATGAGCAAATCAAAGAGTTTTGGAATACTATACCTAAATTACATTATGAAATCAAGTATACAAATGCCAATGGAACAGAAAGAAGTATTGTCATGGAGAAGTTGACCGATTTTTTTACTTTTTAATGACGCATAATAGTCTAGAGAACTATTATCGCACTAATTTTATGATGACTTTTTACCATCATTATGCTTTGAGTGACGTAGAGAATATGTTGCCTTATGAACTGAACATATATTCCGATATGATAAAAGAAGCACTCAATAGTAAGAAATAAAGAATGGCAGGACCAGTAATTTTAGGGAGACTTTTAGCCGGTGCCGGAGGATTAGCCAAAGACGCAGCTCAACTCGGCGCCGCTACATTTATGAGCAATCATGGAGGCTTGATTGGTCAGGCCGCAACCATGAAACTTTTAGGTCACCAGTGGAAGGATATCGGCAAGACCATGGCCGTTGGTATTGCCTATCAAACTTTTGGGCGAAGTGGTGTTGTTGGTGATTTGATTATGCTTGGTATCATGGCTAACCTGACACGTCAAAATCTCAAAGGTATTGAAGATGAAATAAAAAAAGTTGAAGTCACTAGGATTGATCCAAAGACTGAAACTAAAGATATCCTTGGCATTATCCAAAAGATTGATAAGAAGCATGTTGAGTCCGCGAATCAGATTCGGCAAACGATGCAGAAAACTAATACTTTCTTTTTCAAAAAAACTGAAGAACATACTAAGGGATTTGAAAGAGCGAAGAAGCAGTTTATTCAGCATCAACAGCATTTAGATAGACTTGATAAAAGAATTCAAGAATTAACAAAACTTGCACACCTTACTGGAGCACAAAAACAATCTACACCGTTACAACAATCGGTTTATAATCAAAATCAAATAACACATAAATCGCCTGTTATTGATGCTGAGTTTGAAGAAATAGGTGTAATAAGACAACTAACTGGCGGCGGAAGCTCAAAAGGCGCTCATAAGATGCTTCCAAGCCCACAAACAATGTCTAAGTTTCGTGAAAACATTACAAAAGAAATATTTGAAAAACCCATGCAAATGGGCGGCGGCTCTTTACAAATGCTTCAAGGGTTTATTGGGAAACTTGTTGGAGGTTTACCGTTAGCTATTCTTGGGGCTGTTGCTGGCACGATTGGAGGCGCAATAGCTGGTGGAATAGCTGGAGGCAGAGGCAGAGGAGGTGGCGATTTACCTAAGCAAGTTGATTGGACTCCTGATTATTTTAATCTAAGAGTAACAAGTAATATCCATATTGAAAGCCGTAAGGATATAGTAATCAGAGGACGAAATGTAACGATTAGAGCCGATGATACGCTTAGATTAATTGGAAGAAATATTATTGGAGTTCCTGGAACTGCTGGAACTGGAGGCGGCGGCAGCGGATCAGGATTAAACACTACACATACTCCCGGTAAAATTGGAAGTGGTGTTGGTCAAGGTATGATTGGAGAGCCTGATAATCGTTCCCGTTTTCAAGCCATGCAAGATAGAATATTTAAGAGACAACCGGGCGCAGCACCAGATACCAGTGTTCCCGGCACGTCAACACCTGGAAGCACGCCAACTCCTCAAGGCCATTTACCATCCCCAAGAATAGGTGGATCACAGTATAATATTCCTGGATATACACCACAACCTAGTTTTCCTGAAGGACCAATGACGCCTGGAAAATCATTACAAAGAGGTAATTCCCCATTTTCTGGAATAGGAACACCCTCTACTCCTTCAATAGATTATGGTCAAGGATCACAAGTTCCTGGATTTATGGGAAGGCAACCAGTGATGCCTGGAACACAAGGAGGAATCGGATTTCAAACTCCTACAATGCAAACTGGTCCTTTAACAGGAAATGAGTCTGGAAAAATTGATCCTGTCGCTTTTTATCATAGAATGAAAGAGAAAGTTGCAAACGATCCAAAAGTTTTGGGGCATGTGCCAGAATGGGGACCGAAGGTAGGAATTACTACTGGAAGTGCGCATGAATGGGCGCGTTTTTGGACAATGACTCAACAACAAGAATCAGGACATAGACAAGCAAAAGTAAACCCAGATGGTAGTCTAGCAAGATTTCCAACAACTCCAGCTGGTGAACAATCCTATGGTCCTGGACAATTCAAACCTGGAGAATATGGATTAAAAACTTGGGCAGATGTTAATAATCCAGAAAAGGTCATGGACGCCTATTTGAATACTGTGAAAAAAGGTAAAACTCATGCTTATTTTGGTTCTCTACAACGTCCTCATGAAATTACACAACATGGTGCATGGTTTGATAAACTAGATATTAGTAACCAACAAGCACCTATCATGAAAATGGCGCCTCATGAACCATCTTCATGGGGAAGAAATGTAGATTTTGGTCAATCAACTCCAAAATCACTGTTACCTGAGGGTGTTCAACCATCAGCCGGCCCCTGGCGTAATTTTCATGGTGGACCAGATCAACAAGCTCCTTCTCCATTTTCATTACAAAAAGATTTATCAGAGCGTGCACCAGAAAAAGGACTTGGAAATAAAGTTCCGAGTGCTACTAAAGTGTTAAGTGGAACTAATTATACAGAGAAATATCCTTCAAATACAGAACGATTCTTTCATTCAGCTGGAAATATACAAGGTGTTGATCCTCGTCTAATTCAGTCAATGCGCGAAGCGTCTAAAGATTTGCCGGCCGGTTATCGTGTTCAAATGATTTCGGGAAAAGATTCACGTAATACTGGCACAACAAACCATCCAAGTGGTATTGCTGCTGATGTTGTTATCTATGATGATAAAGGAAGAGCATTAACTAATCTTGGAGGTCAAACATATCAAGGTTCTCATAGTCATCCAGCAACAAATGAAGGATCATTTGGAATGTATGAGAAATACTATCATTCCATTCGTGAAAGAGTGAAGAAAGACTATCCTGACGAAACACTACTCTGGGGTGGTGGATTCACTAGCGGTGCTAAAAATGACAAAATGCATTACCAATTTTTACGTCGTGGTTTAGCAGGATCATCCCAAGGTTCTGGTGCTTACAATCCAATAACAGGTCTTGATCCTCGTTATCAAGATCATGCTCCTGATAAAAGTAATATGAGTCCTGATCAAATCAAGGAATATCAGGCTTTGGTTCGGAAACGGATGCAAGATACAACAAAATCAGATGAAATTGCAAAAGCTCAAAGAAAATCTGATTTATATAATAGATATAGAAAAGAAACAGGGCAACAACCATCACTTCCTGGAATGACTGGAAAAGAGACAGAAACCAGTGCTTATAAAGCGTGGGAAAGTAAACAACTACCTCCCGGAGTATCATTGGAAGGTGATGGATTACGTGTTCCTGGGCAACCAGATGCAACTAGATCAGATAGCCCAACTATAAGCACTGGCAATCCAGATACTAGATTCTATAAAGATGGGTCTGTAGGAAACAGAATTATTGAAGAACAAAGAGATATATTAAATAGAGCTAGAGATACTTCTGAATCTCCTAGACCATGGGAACCAGGAAAAAATCCAGACGAAACAAAATCTCTTCCTGGAATAATTGAAGGAACAAACCATCCAATGGATAAAGTTCCTTATGCTAATCCTTTTCATTCTGATTCAAAAATTCCCGATATAACAGCTATTCCAAAAGAAGAAGGTTCTCTTAAAGATGTTAATCCTCTTTTCCAACAATTTACAACTTGGGAACAGCGACGTGAAGAGATATATAAAAAAGAGCGCATTCAAGAGCAAGCTAAAGCTGAAGGTATTGCAGCGGCAAGGCGAATTGAAAGCCTTGCCAAAGGATGGAGGCCAGGAGAAAGACCATCTGATAAGCTTGAAATTCGTGCTAAAGAACCGACTAGCAAAGAATTAAGTGCTTGGCGTGAAAAAGAAGGCAAACAATTTGGAAAAGATGTTAGAGATTCAATTGCTAGAATGCGTGCTGATCCTGAAGGTTATTCTAATATCATGGATAGTCATGAAAAACAAGCTAAATCTATCACAAAAAATGATTTACGATTTTCTCCTTCAAAGAATCCATCTACTGATGATCTTAAACCACCTGAGTCTACATATGAAGAGAAAAAAGAAGATGAGAACATTACCAAACCTTCATCAGAAGAATTGAACAAACGAATTGACAGAAGAATAGAAACGTCCGATGCTAAGGACGATGCTGCTGACATTAAAGACCCACGACATAACCCAGAGGAGGCACCGGCCGGCGTAGCAGATAACGGGTATGGTAAATCTAGACAAGGGAACCTACCAAATGCATCGGACTGATGGCAATCTGAAAATTGTGATTTGTCCAAGTAGAACAAGTCACATCTTTGGGCCGCAAAAAAAAAGCGGACTTTCAACCTCTAATACACTTCTCCTAACAACGCTGGCAACTGGTGTCTGTCTTTGTTCTCCAGCTGCAATTTCAGCGATTCATAGAGAAGTATTTGTTATGCCTGGAAAGTTAACAGGCGATGATGTGCGCGCGGGCAAGACCAGTTGGTTTGGCCAATATGGTTATGGAAAATACCGTGATGGTATGAATAACCATGTCTGGCGCGACAGAGGAGACAATGGGCAGACAGCTTCAGGAATGCCTCAAACTACTCCTGGAATTGCTTTGCCTACCAGAAAGCATCTAAAACATTGGTTTGAAGTAGAATTGAAAGGGAAAAAATATACAGTTCAACAAACTGATGTTGGACCAGCGAAATGGACAGGACGAAAAATTGATATAAATGCGCCGCTGGCAGATATGGCTGGCTGGACTCCAAAAAACTTCCCAACTGATTCTGTTGTCAAGTATCGCTATCTTGGGCCTCCTGGAAAAATGCCCCAACAAGATTTGCCGGCTAACGTTGCCGGTGTAACTGCGCCCAAACTAGCGTTACTGGAAAAGCAAAAGCAATCAGTTGATCTAGCCGAAAAGGCTGTGACAGCTGGAATGGGTAAACAACATAT